TCTGTCAAGAGCGTTCAAGCCGCCTTGTGACGCACCGCCAGCCATAGCTGTGCCAATGCGGATAAGGTCGCTACCACTGAGACTGCCGCTGCCAAGACCCGCTGTAAGCACAGCATCGTCACGTTTGCCTTGGGTCAATGCGCCAGCTTGCTCTTGCATTTGAATGATTGATGTAGCGTCTTGTGCTCTGGAGCCTTGATCTTGAAGGACTGGTATGTTTGGACTTGCGTCTCGTTGAGCCATCGCTTCGACATCGAAAGATGCTTGAGGATCTATTGGGTTGTTGTAGGTTGGCGTTGGTCTACCTTGCATCGACTGACCAGCATTGATCATTGACTGTACAGCAGAAATAGGACGATCAGCCATAGGCTGTGCGTTTGGGCCAGCAGAAAACGCGGCGTCTAGTCCCTGTGCTGCTTGGTTCAATATTGCAGATTGGTCTACATTACTGCCATCGATATTTACGTTGGCGTTATCCTCAGTAGGCATAGACAGCATGGCTTGTGGTGCTGGTGCTGGTGTCTCGTTAACCATCGCTGCATTTAGCGCACCCGAAGTTGGAGCTTGCGGCAAAGTATTGTAATACTGCATACGCTGGGTGATGTAGTTGTTTATTCTGTCTTCTGGCACTCTGTTGTTACGCATAGTTGCAACTTCTGCTTGGAGTTGCGGTGGTAACTGTGAGGTTCTGTTCACACCCTGTGACATCAGTGCAGCCATGTCATTTGATCCTTGTTGATTTTGTATGTAGCCCATAGCTCTCTTAACGTAGTCTTGGGTTTCTTTAGGCAGCTTGTCGAAGTCAGCTCCTTCAGCAATCCACTTATCTACGTTGCCAGCACCCCAGTTGTAGGCGGCAAGAGAATGTACTGGGTTAGTAAAGTTATGATGCTTGTTCACACCACCAATGTATTGACCCGCCAACTGACGGGCTGACACTGGGTCTTTGACAGCAGACACAGGTATGTTCTTGGGCATACCGTAGCCCATGTTATGCAAGTTCTTTGGCAGGAACTGATAAGCACCGACAGCCCCTGCTCTGCTAACAGCGTTGTTGGCTTTTTCGCCTGATAAGTGACCAGTCTCGCTAAACTGCACAGCGTCAAGAAGTAGGGGTGTGGGAGAGCCATCTAAGTTAAGAAGACCTCTCATCGTTACCTCTTAGTATATGTAAGGGTTGCTACCGCCCGTGCCACCGGCTGGGCTTTGTGCGTATGAGTAACCTTGGCTTGGATTGTACATGTACGGACTTTGCATAGGAGCTGGCTGCTGTTGCTGATTAAACATCGGTGCCAGATAGTTCTGACCAAAGCCAAAGCCAGCCATTGCACCACCCATAGTCGCCATCGTTGGGTCAACCATGTTAGGCTGAACATTTGCAGTTTGGGGTGCTCGACCCAAGATACCAGCGTTGTACTTCATGTACTGATCTAATGCGAAGTCTCTGTTAGACTCAAACTTTGCTTTGTCTGCGTTAAGCTGCTGCTGCTGATCTGACTGCATAATGTCACCCGCCGCACCCTGCATCTTGAGTGCGTCTTGGCCCATACCGAAAGCTGTGTTGTATATGTTACTCATCTGCTGATTAGCAGACATCTGGTTATTGAAACGTGCGTCTTGCTCGGTTAGTGAACGGCGCATGAGATCATCTTGGATACCAGCAGCGGTGTCAGAAGCCCTATCCATATAATCACGACCAGCGATAGCTTCTGCTACACCAGCTCTTGAGCTATTAGCGTTACCTGATGCAGATGCACCCATGCCAATATTACGCAATGTGTTTTCTTCTAGGTTTCTGGTGCTATCACGCAATGCACGATCAATAAGCGGCTGTGAGTTATCTAGGGCATACTGTTGGGCAGTAGCCATTCTGTCCTGACCAGCCATGTTATATAAGTCAGCAGCGTTCTGACCAAAGCCACCTGTTGTACCCATTAAGTTGTTAGCACCAGTGAAACCTGTGCCACCGTAATTGTACATATTGTTCATGGTGGCTGTCTGCATGGGGTTCATGCCAGCATAGATATCACCTTGGTACGCGCCTGTAGATAAAACATTGTTTAATGCGTTGGTGCCACCACTATACATATCTTTGATGTAAGGCTGTACATCCATGTAACCCATAGCGTTTAGCTGGTTGGCTTCGCTCATGGCACCTGCTTGTTTCTTTGCAGCTTGGTTTGCCATGTAGCCGCCTACGACGGCACTTCCGATGGTTGCTGTTGCTACCCAGCTCATTGCAGTTTCTCCAACTCTTTATAGAACATTTGTAAATCTGGCTCTTCTAATCCCAGCTCAGTGAAAGTCTCAGCTATGACCTCTGGTTCGATATCTGATTCTTCGGTGTGCTTGGTTAGATGTACTGTTGTTATGATGCTATCCTCGACAGCATAGAAAGCTCTCTTGGCACCGACAGGTGAAAGAAAAGTATGAGGAGCTTTGATGCGTTGTTTGCCACTCTCTGACACAATGATTACCTCGCCCTGCATAAGAAATGCTAAGTGTGAGTGCCTATGTATCTTGCCAACAATGACTACACCCTTTGGTATCAGAAGTTCTCTTGCGTAGGTGCCGCACCCGTACTCTTTGACTGGTGGTGCAAAATGATGCGTAACAGGACATTGATTCATAGCATCTTCAAGTTCACCATCTAAGATGCCATCGTTGATTGCTTGCTCAAGAGCAACAACAGAAGCCTTGAGCTGAACACTTGTAGACATCACACGGCAACCCAAGCTGTTCCGTTGTAAACGACTAGACCTTCATAGCCGTTGCCTAGTGGGTTCCACGGGCTGACTGCGTACCGCACCATGCCTTTTTGTGGTACACTAGGTTCATCCTCTGCAACTTGGACAGCAGCGTTTGCCACAGACCCTATGGCTGCTTCAATACGAGCAAGCTCATCTTGAAAGTATCGTCTGATACCGTCTTCTAAGATCGGATACTGAGTACGACTGTAGTTCTTAATTACTACGTTTAGTTTGTCGTTTAGTGACATCCTTATCTCCTGCCCGTCGCTGTTACCTCTAAGTCAAACCCAGAGATCTCAAAGTCTTTGTTGTCACTCATGCTCACACGGTAAGAAAGGTATCGACCAGCAGATCTACTATCGATCTTATGGTCTGTAGATATGTCGAAAGTGACTGGGGGCTGATAGGTTGGCACAGATCTTGGAATATCTGATGCACCAAACTCAAAGATCATGTTGGTGTCATTTGTGTTTATAGTGTCAGCTTGTGGGTAGATGCGTGTGCAGACAACATATTGTGATGCACCCAGCCCTGCTTCATCCAAGTCCAGACCTGTCCTCTCAAGATACACAGGCTTGGTTGCTTCGGTATCTAAGTCAAAAGCAATCTGACCAGCATCAGACAAATCTACACCGTACAGCTTGTCACTGGTGATCCCATCGCTCGTTAGTGTCTCTCCAACCATCAGCGTATGTCTGTTAAAACTGTCCTGCTGTTGGTAGTAAGTACCACCTGTGAGGGCATATGATGTTGTGCTTGTTGCGTAGGTAGCGACAGAGTTTACGTTAGCTACAGTGCCACTTGAAACATTAGGCAGATCCATGAATGACCATGTGCCGTTTCTATAGTTATATACAGCGGCTCTGTTGCATCTATCAGCGTTTGGGAAATGTACATACTGATCACCTGACTGATAGCAGAAATAGATTTCGTTTAGCGTAGGGTTATGCTGCACAAAACAGCGGTCAGCATTGTTGTTGTTTAGGCTGTTAAAGATAAAGTTCTTTACACGTTCATCACAGATAGACTCTTTGGATGTACCATCGTGGACGTATATATCAAAAGCACCAAAGACATAGTGCTTGCCCTCTACCTCGACCACACAGTTCTGATTGATGATACCTGAGTCTGTGAACAGCTTTCTAAAGTTAAAGATAAATGTGCCACCGACAAACTCCATAAGCCACACTTGGTCACTAGCGTAGATAATGAAGTTTGTGCCTAATGTTGCACCGTCCAATATTTCAGTCTTAATTTGTACTAGGTCGTTGAAGCCAGCAGACCGTGTTGTATCTGTTTCATCCCAGCTATCAGGAACAGAGTTTGCTGTAACCAAGTTACTAAAGCGAACACGGGTAGGAAAGTTTGAAGCACCTTCGACCATATTCAGTGCAATCAAAAAGTCACCGTAAGACCGCAAAGATGCACATCTATGATTGCTAGGCCAGTTAGGTAAGTCAGCAAAGTTAGTCCCAGTAGACGCACGGTACACTGGCACCCTGTCTGGTCGGTTGATGTATGTGACATCTGCCAGTGAAGTGCCTGTGTATGGGCGGGGGTCTGAAGATCCTGAGATGGAACCAGACCTGTCACTGATCGTACCTGCTGAGTATTCTTTGATTGCCCAAGCATCCGACAACATGAGCACAGTATCAAAACCGTTGGATGGCACTACGCCATAGGTGAATCGAGGTGAGAAACCAAGGCTATCTGCAACCTTACGAAATATTGGTGCTCGTAGAACTTTGCCCTCATCAAAGCGCACATTGAAGCCAGCAGAAAATCCAGTCAGAGGAATGTTGTAAGGGCTGTTATCAGTGATCACACCTGTCTGACCAAGGTTGCGGATCGGAATGATAGCCATTGATTACTCCAGTCCTAGATTAACATTTGTCAGCTTTTGTAAGTTGCGCGCGTTTTGGTTGACCATCTCGTTTCGGAAGCTCTCTACGGCTGCGCCTGTGCTTCGTGACTGCTGTGCGTTCTCGACAAGAAGAACTGGAAGCCAAGCCATAGCGCATCCCCACTCTTCGGTATCTTTGCCTGTGTTTGGGTTCTTACCACTGATCTTCATGAACCACGCGCAGTCGAGCTGGCGGCAAGGATTAAAGGTGTCGAGTGGGCAGTTCTGCTTAACCTCGATCTTCATGATTTGCTCTTAATCCTTGGTTGCGATGATTACATCGACATATTGCACATCAAGTGCATTTGCTGATCCTGTGAAGGTCGATGTAGCTGTTAGTGACAGGCTGTGCGAGTGCTCCTGACCACTACCTTGGATACGGTAAGTAGGCCAGTCAATGTGACGTGCTTGGTAGTTGAAGTTCGCGTAGTTATCTGAATAGTCACCGCCGGGCGTGTTCGGTTTGTGATACCAGTTGTTGGGCAGTTGTGCGGTAGACAACGCTGTGCCACCTACAGACCCTGTGACACTGGTGTTGACTGTACCCGCCGCAGTCGCATCAAGTGTCGAGAAGGCATTGGTACCACCGGAACCTGCGGTGCCTGTGACTACCCGGAGTGCCTTGTCATCGTGGGTGGTGTCCTTAGTCCAGCCTGTGGGGGCTGTAGATTGCTGGAAGAGCATCTTAGTGCCAGAAGCAAAAGCAGTTTCAATAGCTGTCATACGGGCATCTAAGCCGTTAA